GTACCCATAGGATTTGTACCCCAACCAAGCGTTAGGACACCTACCAATTCATCGTCTTGGTAAGCACCCAAATAATGCTTGGTTAGTTTTGGCATCACCTGACTATAGTGACGTTCCTGTACGAATAGAGTAGCAACCCTATGATCGACAGGTTTCATTACAATCATAGGTATTCGACTGTCGTACAGGTGGTTGGATTATGATGGGTTGTGCCCTCTGGGAAGTACGTCAATGTCTCCGTTTCCTTACGGATACGTCTTTCCCCATCTATAATCTCTTCATAATATGTCGTTTTTTCTGCCTTGACAATACGGCGTTTAAAATCACTCACTTTGATTCTCCCGAATTACTTCCTCACATCCACCAATCAAACTATATTGAGTATTACTAATAACTTCCCACATTTCCTCTTGGAAAGCATCTTCGGCCTCTTCATCAACCCATTCCTCATCAACATAAGACTCTTCAGTCAATCGTTCTGAGTCCTTGATAACAAGGTCAATGGTTTCCTCATAATCATATTCAACACCATCAAACATCTCTTCACCATCGTAGATATCTGCACCAAAGAAGTTTGGCCCTTCATCCTCATATGAGATGGATGTAATGATTTTAGGGTCATACTCTACTAGAATACCTAGTAGCATCTCCAACCCTTGTTGTGGTGAAGTCCATGCAGATTCTCCAGAGAAATACACATCACCCTCTTCGGCAGAATAGTCCTCAAAATAACTCCACTTGGGGCCGATGTTTACAGTAGTCCACTCATACTTTTCTGTCTCTTCATATGTCAAGTCGCCCTCAACAAAGATATCAGAAAACCATTTGTGTGGTGCATCCTCACGAATACGTCCAAACATCTCTTTCAATTTTGTTCGTGCCTCATCATTGATTTGATGAAATTGCACATAAAAGTGTACATGATTAGCCATCTTGTGGATTCTCCTCTTCCCATTGTTCGAACATAGTTCGCAACACAGTGCCGACATATCCTTCGTAACACTCTTCACTCTCAGCATAGTTGTACATTTCTACTGCCTGTTCTTCAGTCAGTTCCTCAACCTCTTCCACACCAAAATATTCACATACATCCGTATGTGCCCAATCATATGCAAGTTGTTCAATTTGATCTGCCAACTTATGCATCTTTTTTACTTCAAAAGCCATTCATTATCTCCTTTTGCCCGTGTCTGGGTCATTTGCTTCTTGAGTAGACAACACTTGTAGTCCACCCTTGTTATATGCCTGTCCAATGACAACACTGCCATTATATGTTGGACGTTCCTTCTTTAAGGCATTACCAATACCATTCCCTAAAGAGGGAATATTGGCAGAGGGACAGGGAGTCGAACCCCGACTTACAGTTTTGGAGACTGTCGTGCTACCGTAACACTTTCCCCCTGTAGGTTTCTTAGACTTACCCTGTACATAATCAATATACTCATCTAGTGTGTATACTGGACACCGTATAGACTTCAGAAACTTGTTGTGTTCACGCCAAGCAACTGTATACTTTTCTGGGTTAATCTTTTTTTTCTTCTTCCGTCTGCTGTTCAGATTGTTGTAGTAGACGGGCATTAGGTGCATGCCGCTCATTATATATTGCCTCCATCAAAGCCTCCATAGAAACATTATCTATGGATTCACCAAATTGTTCTGCTAACTCACTAATGGACAGTGAGTTTTGCTTTTCTAAGTAACTCATGGATTACTGTTCTCCAATAGTTTTGCCCCCATTTAGAGCCAGAAGCAACGCATCTAAGATATGCTGCCTCTGCGTTATCAATCAACCTAAGATAAGTTGTCTTTGAGTATTGTTGTTGCAATTTCCACCGCCTCATAGTTGTTGCCACCAATGTGCCAATCATATTCCTCAGTAGGGATATATCCCATCTTCCAATTATATATGGTGAACACAGAACTCTCTGCATCCTCTTCATCATCAGCCCACGAACTAAGCGTTCTTGCTTGAACCGCCCATTCAGCGTTAACCTTCTCATAAGGGTCAGCGTCAGTGTAGGTAGGTTTACCAAACACCTCGCACAACTCAAGATAGGTTGCTTTTATAGTACCCTGTAAAGACGTACCGTTTACATTCACAGAATCATCTGCATCAAAACTAAGAATATTAGTCATATTTTACTCCCAAATAAATTCCCATAACCATCATAGACATTCCAAGTATAGTATACTCTATTATCTCCATCATTGTCAAGGAGTTTTCCATACATTTTCCATCACAATCAGCACCAGCAGTACCAAGCATAATGAAAAACCCCAAAAATCCAATCACATAACCTACATATTTCATATCAATTTCACTCCATTTTCAGCGGCACACTGCATATTAGCAATCTCTGCCATTTGATTCCAGAACATCTCTTTTGCACTCACAAAAGCAACCTCTCCACCTTCAGTTTGAACAGTGAATTCGATGTCGGGTTCAGAGCCGTAACAAACACGCTTGTTAAGAACAACCTGTCCATTGACAGTTTTTTGTTCCCAAACCCAATTCATAAACTCTTTTAATTCCATAATCACACCTTCTTTCTCAATCTTACATATACATTATACCTGTTATGATAACAAATGTCAAGTCTTTTTTGCAAGTTTTTTCATATTTTTTTCGAATAAAGCACGTATTTCTGTGGTGTTTCTGTTATAAGGGGAAACATCCAAAGTCCCTATAAATTCATACATCTGGTCAACGGTAGAACTGCCCTCGTGGGATTGGTCTTCGACATACTTGTATATCTCCCAATCCCACTTGATGCAGTCACCGTCATCGTGTATCGCCAATCCTAACTCATATCCATGAGCTTCCATGATTGGATCCCAACTTTTGTACTTACAAAAGAGCATGTGTGATTTCTTCAAACAAATACTCTACTAAGTCATCTTCATTGGCTTGATATCTGATACCGATACCACCAGCTTCATTCCACCTCTTAATGTTAGATGGTTTGTCATCTACCAAGATGTTTGGAGTACCGTCAATCTTATCGACTGCAAAGTTCTCTTTCTGTCCTGTGAATATCAACTTATTCACCTCAGGCAAGAACTGTTTCTCTGTCAACCATACTCTTTTCCAGTATGCAGAGTTATCCCTGTCACCCCTGAGAGGTGAAGAACAAATACCCCAATCACCAGTTGACTTAACAAAATCTACTAATTCTTGAGATGTTTCGAAAACATCCAGTGTGTTAAAGAAATCAGTTCCAGCAAGCGCTTGGATTGATTTCTCTTTATCTTGGATTTGTTTCCAATGTTTGACATTGTAAAACTGTTCCAAACCCTTAAAGAAGTCTGCAAGGACTCCATCCATATCTAAATATACTGTCATTGGCATTGTACCTTTGCTGTTACTGAACCATCACTGTGATGTTGCTTAGCAGTCCAACACTGTGTTTCAGTCCTACCGATCCATGTGGTGTCGATATGTACTTGTTCAGTTATTATTGTTTGTGGAACTTGAGACTTGATAACTTGTTCAGTTACAGACTCTTGAGTTACACCCTCTGCATTCATTAATGCAATTATTACAAATAATTCTTTCATTATTTTTCCTCTCTTATTAAAATTTTACCTTGGTCGAGTTTATCAAATACGATGTCCATCGCTTGAATAATCCAACCCTGTTTCTTCTTTACAGCAGACTCATAGTCTTTCTGCAATTGTGTCAATTCTGACATTGTGATTGATTTCACCATTATTTCTTCCCCTTGTAACCAAGTTGTTCCATTGCATAAACAGGCGAGGCATTTTCTTGGAGTTCAATGTACTGTTCAACACTACAGTTCTTTACCAAGAAGTTCACCCAAGCCTTCCAAGGTTTATACCCATACTTAAATCTTGCGATAAATGTAGGTTGGGGTAGTCCAATCCAAGATGGATGACAGTTAGGACGAGCCACTTCCATATTTACAGACTTAGTGTGGCGTCCACGATACATCAGATACATACCGTCCCAAGTGAATTCTTCTTTATTAAATGGTGTCATATCTTTTTCTCTCTCTTTATTATCAACTATACATATAGTATACCTGTTATGAGAACAAATGTCAAGTCTTTTTTGAAAAAAAGATGAAAAAAAAGTCCTTGCAAAACAAGGACTTAAAAGTTTTTTTAAAATAATTAGAAATTTATCGTTTTTTCTTCTCTAATTCTTGTGTAATCCATCGTTTTGCAATGGTATTTGACACCTTTTTCTTAACCAGCTTCATTATTCGTTTCCATACCTTGGCGAATACGTCTTCGCCAGCATCATTGTTGTCCACAATGATAAAGTCACTAGAACCAAATAGTGATTGGAATTTCCCTATATTTCTTTGTACTTCATTCCACATCTGTGCAACCTGTTTCTCAGGCAGAGTACGCTGACGCATCTGATTGCGTTCTTGTGCAGTATCTAGTGAAGTGTTTACGAAAATCATAGAGCACTCATATCCAAGTCCTTTGAAAGACTGTACTTGTTTAGCAATCTTATCGTAGTCTTTACCTGTGCCGTCAATGATAAGTCCAAGGCGACCTTCAAGATAGTTTGCTTGTTGTTTTTTGGTAATTTCTTTTGCTTTGTCTCTCACTCCCATATAACTCTTGTATTCTTTATCCTTTTCGGGATCAAAGTCTTTCTTACCGCCTGCGCTCGGTGATGGTATTTTGAGTGACATATTTGCCT